CAGACATCAAAAGGTAGAGGTAGTAAGAGTAATGTTACAGTACCTAATCCTAAATTTGATTTCAAACCACCTGTTTTCAAAACAAGACTAGGTAATCTAAAAACATTTGCAGAATTAGACAAGAAACACCCAGCTGTACAATATTTGTTTAAGAGAAAACTTCCTAGAGATTCTTGGAATGATATATATTACTGTTCTAAATTTTTTGAGTTTTCCAACACGATAGTTGAGAACAAATTCCCTACTTTGAAAGGTGACCACCCAAGAATACTGATACCATTCAGAAATAAGAATGGTCAGATATTTGGTTATCAAGGTAGGTGTTTTGGGAAAGAAACTCAAAAATATATTACGATTATTTTCAATAATTCGTATCAAAAACTGTTTGGTGTCGATAGATTAAATACTAGTAAAACAATTTACATAGTAGAAGGCCCCTTTGACAGTCTATTCATAGATAACTGTATCGCAGTTGCACAAAGCGATTTACAAGTTACTAAATACAAAAACAAGTCTGTGTTAATTCCAGACAACGAACCTAGAAATAGAGAAATCTGTAAACAGATTGAAAAATATATTTCTAATAAGTATAGTGTCGTTATATGGCCTAGAGATGTAAAAGAAAAAGATATAAATGATATGATTCTTTCAGGTATGACAAAAGAAGAATTACAACTTATAATACAACAAAATACATATTCTGGTTTAACTGCACTTACAGAATTCAATAAGTGGAAAAAAGTTTAGGAGAGAAGAATGAGTGGTTTGGCACCTGTAATTAAATTACCAACTGAAGATAAAAATAACTATCTTGGTATAACAATAGATAAAAGCAAAGATAGTATGTTATCAGAACAAGCATTTAAATTATTAAAAGATTACTATTGTGTTGACGGTGAAACATCTCCACAAGAATCATTTGCAAGAGCTGCTGTTGCATATTCATATAAAGACATGGCACTTGCACAAAGAATTTATGATGCAGCTGCAAATGGTTGGTTTATGTTTGCATCACCAGTTTTATCAAATGCACCATTACCAAATCACAAAACAAAAGCATTACCTATTTCTTGTTTTTTAACTTATGTACCAGATTCATTAGAAGGTTTGATTGACCATAGTGCAGAGTTAAGATGGTTATCAGTAAAAGGTGGTGGTGTTGGTGGTCATTGGTCTGATGTCCGTGCAATATCTGACAAAGCACCAGGCCCTATGCCTTTTCTACATACAGTAGATGCAGATATGACTGCATATCGTCAAGGTAAAACTCGTAAAGGTTCATATGCATCTTATATGAATGTATCACACCCTGACATAATTGAATTCTTAAATATGAGAATACCTACTGGTGATGTTAATAGAAAGAATTTAAATTTACATCACGCAATTAATATTACAGATGATTTCATGTTAGCAGTTGAAAGAAATGAAACATGGGATTTAAAAGACCCAAATGATAATACTGTTAGAGATAGTATGCCTGCAAGAAAACTATGGCAACAAATATTAGAAACAAGATATAGAACAGGTGAACCATACTTAAACTTTATTGATACAGCTAATCGTGCAATGCCACAAAGTATGAAAGATAAAGGTTTAAAAATTCATGGTTCAAACTTATGTAATGAAATACATTTACCAACATCAAGTGATAGAACAGCAGTTTGTTGTTTATCATCACTTAATTTAGAAAAGTTTGATGAGTGGAAGAATACAACACTTGTAAGAGATTTAATTAGATTTTTAGATAATGTATTACAATTCTTTATTGATAATGCAGGTGATGAAATTAGTCGTGCAAGATATTCTGCAAAACAAGAAAGAAGTTTAGGTCTTGGTGCAATGGGTTATCATGCATTACTACAACAAAAGAGAATACCATTTGAATCTCAAGAAGCAAGAGATTTAAACAATGAAGTATTTGCATACATTAAAGACGAGGCAGTAAAAGAAAGTAACACTATGGGTTATGAAAGAGGTGAAGCACCAGACATGGATGGTACTGGTAGAAGAAATGCACACTTACTTGCAATAGCTCCTAATGCAAATAGTTCAATTATTGTTGCAACATCACCATCAATTGAACCTAATAAAGCAAACGCATATACACATAGAACAAGAGCTGGTTCACATTTAGTAAAGAATAGATATCTTGAAGAAGAATTAGAAAAAGTAAATAAGAACAATTCTGAAGTATGGAGTAGTATTATTACAAATGGTGGTTCAGTTCAACATTTAGATTTTCTATCTGAAGAAGTTAAAGATGTTTTCAAAACAGCAATTGAGTTAGATCAATTAGAAATTGTAAAACAAGGTGCAGATAGACAAAAGTTTTTATGTCAAGGACAATCACTAAATTTATTCTTTCCTGCAAATGCAGATAAAAAAGATTTACATAAAGCACATTTTAATGCGTGGAAAGAAGGTTGTAAAGGTTTATATTATTTGAGAACAGAAACATCAAACCGTGCAGAAAATGTTTCGCAGAAAGTTGTAAGAGATGCACTAAAAGATTACGAATCACAGGCACTCGAAACTCAAGACGAGTGTGTATCATGTCAAGGATAAAATATATGACGGCATGGCCGACAATTTGTGTAGATAATTTTTATGACGACCCTGATAAGGTGAGAGAATTTGCTCTTGGTTTAGACTACGCACCAGCAGAAGATGGAAGATGGCCTGGAAAAAGATCTAAAGAAATTATAGAAATTGATGAAGAATTTAGTTTAAAATTTGGTCGTAAATTAATGTCACATTATTTTGATCTGGAGGTAACTGAAGTAAGATGGAAGATTAGTTCACAGTTTCAATTAATAGAACCGTATGACAACGATATTAATTCACCTAAAAATATAGGTTGGATACATTATGATAATGCAGTTATAGGAGGCTTAATTTATCTTAACAAAGAACCAAATCCAAACAGCGGAACTTCACTTTATGCTGTTATAGAGTCTGCAAAATATAATAATGATCAAATTGCTAAAGAAAAATTTTATTTAGAAGGCAATGATAAAGACTACGAAAAATTGCTAAATAAACATAATGAAAATTTTATTGAAACTGTAAAATTTTCAAATCAATACAACAGACTGATAAGTTTTGATTCTACTTTGCCGCATGGTGCTAACAATTTTACAATTAGCAACGAGCCAAGGTTAACACAGGTATTTTTTGTGCATGATATTAAATCTACTAGACCCAAAACATCAGATATTTATAGCAAAATTTATAGCAAAACAGTATAAAGGATAAAATATGAAAATAAGAATAGTATCAAAAACAGGTTGCCCATTTTGTGTAAAAGCTAAAGAATGGTTTGATGAACATGGTTTCATCTATACAGAAGATTTAATGGATAATGAAAATGAAAGACTTGCATTTTATCAGTCTATGAATAACATACAAGAAACTGTAGGTGAAAGTGTAGAAATTCGTAGAATTAATTCAGTTCCACAAATCTTTATTGATGATAATCATGTTGGTGGGTATGATGATTTGATGAAAATTTCTGATGACTTATTAAAGAAAAGAAGTGGTGGTTTATTAAAGTTTAGTAAAACATATAAACCATTTCATTATCCTTGGGCTGTTGAATTAACAACAAGACATGAAAAAGCACATTGGATTGAAGATGAATTAGATTTAGGTGAAGATGTTGCAGATTGGAAGTCTGGTAAAATGAATGATATTGAAAAAGAATATGTAACAAACATATTAAGATTATTCACACAATCAGATGTTGCAGTTGGTCAAAACTATTATGACCAGTTCATTCCTAAATTTAAAAATAATGAAGTTCGTAATATGTTAGGTTCATTTGCATCAAGAGAAGGTGTTCATCAGAGAGCATATGCACTACTTAATGAAACACTTGGATTATCAGACGAAGAATATCATGCGTTTTTAGAATATAAAGAAATGACTGATAAACTTGAGTTCATGGTTGATTCAGATATATCTTCAGTAAAAGGTCTTGCATTATCACTTGCAAAATCTGTATTCAATGAAGGTGTAGCTTTGTTTGCATCATTTGTAATGTTACTAAACTTTCAAAGACATGGTAAAATGAAAGGTATGGGTAAAGTTGTAGAATGGTCAATCAGAGATGAATCAATGCATGTTGAAGGTAATTCTAAATTGTTCAGAAGTTATTGTGCAGAACATCCAAAGATTGTAAATGATGACATGAAACTACAAATTTATGAGATGGCTCGTGTTGCTGTAAAACTAGAAGATAAGTTTGTTGACTTAGCGTATAAGTTAGGGGATATACAAGGTTTAAATTCTTCAGATGTTAAAAAATATATCAGATATATAACAGATAGAAGGTTATTACAACTTGGTCTAAAAACTAATTTTAAAGTCAAAGAGAATCCATTACCGTGGTTAGAGTGGGTTTTAAATGGTGCAGACCATACAAACTTTTTTGAAAATCGTGTAACAGAATATGAAGTTGCAGGACTTAAAGGAGATTGGGAAGAAGCGTATGAGGCAGCTTAATGAAAATAGTAGTATGCGAAGAATGTTCTGCTGAATATCAAGTAAAACATGATTTAGAAGAAACACTATATATTATAAAATATTGTACATTCTGTGGTAATCCCATAGACTTACAAGATGATAATGCAATAGAAGAATGGGAAGATTGATTTGAAAACGCAAAGTGCAAAATCAAAAGGTCGTAGACTACAACAATGGATTCGAGATAAATTAGTAGAACAATTAGGTGTTCACCCTGAAGATGTAGAAAGTCGTTCAATGGGTGCATCTGGTGAAGATTTAATCATGGCTCGTGCGGCTAGAGAAAAGTTCCCATATTCTATTGAATGTAAAAATGTAGAAAAGCTTAATGTATGGGAAGCATACAATCAAGCAATAGACAATAGTAACAATTATGAACCAATAGTTGTTATGAAAAAGAATGGTAAGAAACCATTAATCGTAGTTGATGCAGAATATTTTGTAAAACTACATCAAAAAGACACTTATTCAAATAAAGAATAAATACTAGTATTATTCACATATAAATTCTTTTTCTAAATATAAGTATAAATCAACTTATTCAGAAAGGAGAATCAATGTCACAACTTATTCAATTTACAATATCACCCTTAACAATCGCATTTCTAATTTTTGTAATCACAATTCTTTAAGGGGACACTCAATGTTAAAAACACTCAAAAAAATCTATATGTTCCTACTAATCAGTAGAAAAAATCAAATCGAATCAAGAATCAAGCTATATGGGGGTAGAATCATATGATACCTTTTAAAATCTCAACAAAAGGTATATACCCAATCGTATATGACTTGTACAAAAGATGGACAAGAACACCAACAGAAAACTATGTTGAAGATTACCTTGCAAAGTCAGTAGATAGAAAAGACTATGCTTGTAGAGTAAAATATCTCAAAAGTAAAAGTTTATTTTAATATAAGTAGTTGATGTAGCACAAACTTGACAAAACATATATCATTGTTGTATAATGATGTCATTACTGTAAAGAGAGTTTACTATGTCAACATTACAAACTGTGACACCTGAAGGTCAGAAATTTCTTGACGAATGTTATAGATTTTTAGGCCCAGAGGGTAAATTCAACATTAATGCAACTAAAGAAGAAATCTTTGATGCAACAAACCAACGAATGAAAGATGTTACATATGTTCCATTCATTGGTGATGCAGTCGATAGATTTATCGTCAGAGATATTATAAGTAAATCAAGAAGAATCAAAACTTGACATATTTAATATGTTTTGTTATACTTTAATTTTTGAAAGAGGAATATGAAAGAAAACAAATACAGACACAATCCATCTAAACCTAAAGGTATCATACGAGGTATTCGTGTAGATGTTAAAGGTGATGATGTAACTGGTGCATTAAGAGTTTTAAAGAAACGAGTTGCAAAAGGTGGTATCTTACAAGATATCAGAGATAAAAGTTTTTTTGAATCTAAAGGAACAAAACGCAGAAAGATGGAAGCTGCTGGTGCTAGAAGATTTCAAAGAAAAATGGAAAAACTAAAGTCTTTAGGTTATGGCAGGTAAAAGAAAAATGTCTCCTGAACAAAGGGAGGCCGCAATTGAGAGATTGAGAATTGCAAGAGAAAAGCGATTAAAAGAAAATCCACCAGAATATAAATCTATTCATCCATCTGTTCTTGCAAGAGATGAAGATGACCCATTTTCATTTAAGAATGTAAAAGAATATATTAAAGTTCAGAAAGAAGCTTTGCGTTCAGAAAAGAGTTCTTTAATGAGAGATAGAAACTTACAAAGAATATCTGATATAGAAGGTTACATTAGAATGTTAAACAGTTATCTATCTGATGGTATATGGGTAAGTAATTATGTCGGCCCTGAAGAAAATAGAAAAGTTATTTGGAAGTGTATTGCACCTGCATACAATGATGATGGTAGTATAAAAAGAGTTGTAAATGTATACTATGAAGATATTGATGCAGTATGGACAAAAGAAATGGATTACGATTATTACTCTAATAATTCTTGACGCATATATATAATTGAAGTGATTGGAATATAAAATGATATTAGTTGATACAAACCAAGTGATGATATCTAATTTGATGATGCAAATTAGTGCATCTAAAAATAATGATATTGAAGAAGATTTAGTTCGACATATGACACTTAATTCTATAAGGACATATCGTTCTAAATTTAATGAAAGATTTGGTGAAATTGTATTATGTTATGATAATAGAAAAGTATGGCGTAGAGAAGTATTTCCTAATTATAAATTCAATCGTAAGAAAGATAGAGAAAAGTCTGAACACGATTGGAATTTAATTTTTGAAACATTTACGAATATTCGTAGTGAATTGAAAGAAGTATTTCCTTACAAAGTTATTGAAGTCGAAGGTGCAGAAGCCGATGACATCATTGCAACAGTTGTTAGTGATGTCAATAAAAGAGGTGGTCTGGAACAAGTTTTGATATTATCAAGTGACAAAGATTTCATTCAACTACAAAAACACTCATTTGTAAAACAATACAGTCCAATGGCAAAGAAATTTGTTAATGGTGTGAATCCTTTAACTTATATAAAAGAACATATAATTAAGGGAGATAGAAGTGATGGTATACCTAACTTTTTATCACCAGACAATTGTTTTGTAGATGGTTTAAGACAGAAACCTATTACAAAGAAAAAACTGAGCACTTGGGTTGAATTAGAACCAGATGAGTTTTGTAGTAATGAAACTATTTTGAGAAACTATCAGAGAAATAGAACACTAATTGATTTTGACTATATACCAGAAGAAATACAAACAAAGATTATGAAAGAATTTGATAAGAAGCCTGTTGGTGATAGAAGTAAAATATTGAATTATTTCATATCTAAAAAATTAAAAAATTTAATTCAAGATATTGGAGACTTTTAAGATGGCAGTACAAAACTACACACCCTTAATTTCTGAAGTATTAACGAAAGTTAATAATGCAAAAGTTAAAGACAAAAAAATTAAAGTGTTACAAGAACACGATTCACAAGCGTTAAGAATGATTATCAAATCATCTTTCGATCCAAAGATAGAATGGATAGTTCCTAAAGGTGAAGTTCCTTACATTAAGAACGAAGCACCTGAAGGAACTGAACATACTCTATTATCAAAAGAAGCTAAAAAGTTATATCGTTTCATTAAAGGTGGTGACGATAAAACACCTATCTTCAAAAGAGAACAAATGTTTATTCAAATGTTAGAAGGTCTACATGATTCTGAAGCACAAGTTGTAATCAATGCAAAAGATAAAAGATTACATCAAGTTTATAAAGGTTTATCAGAGAATGTAGTCAAAGAAGCGTTTGGTTGGAACGATAACTATATGCAAGAGGTGAAAAAATGATAGGAAAAACTATACCTGGCGTATTTTTGTATATGAGAGTAAGAGATGAATCTATTGGTGGAGATAATCCATACAAATGGGAACATAGATTTACTCACAATATTTTCAAAGATAAACGAGTTGTATTGTTTAGTTTGCCTGGTGCATTTACACCAACTTGTTCAACATTTCAATTACCAAACTTTGAAAAGTTATATGACTTTTATATGAAAGAAGGTATTGACGAAATTTATTGTATGTCAGTAAATGATGCATTTGTTATGAACGCATGGGCAAAAGCTCAAGAAATCAAAAATGTAAAAGTATTACCTGATGGTAATGGACAATTTACTAGATTAATGGGTATGTTAGTTGATAAACATAATCTAGGTTTTGGTATGAGGTCTTGGAGATATGCGTGTGTGATTGATAATAATAAAATAAAATTATGGTTTGAAGAGCCTGGTTTCAAAGATATTGCAGAAGATGATCCATATGGTGAAACAGACCCTGAACATATTCTAAAATCAATCATGGAAGAAAATGAAAAAGAATATCCTCACATAAGTGAATTCACAACAGAAGGAGAAAAGTATACATGAAGTTAAGTAAAAATTTCTCATTACATGAGATGACAAAGTCAGAAACAGCGTTAAGAAAAGGACTTGACAATACGCCTGGTGAAACTGAAGAAAATAATTTAAAAGCATTATGCGAAAATGTTTTACAAAAAGTCAGAGATGAGTTTGGCCCTACAAAAGTTAATTCTGGTTTTAGACACCCAGATGTAAATTCAGCTGTTGGTGGTTCAAAGACATCAGATCATTGCAAAGGTATGGCCGCAGATATAGAAGTACCTGGCGTTGCAAATGGTGATCTAGCTCAATGGATTGTTGACAACTGTGAATTCAGACAAGTAATCCTAGAGTTCTATACACCAGGCATACCAGATTCAGGTTGGGTTCATGTATCATACAATCCTGATGACAATAAGAAACAAATCTTAACTGCAATGCGTGAAAACGGTAGAACAGTTTACAAGGTAGGTTTAATCAAATAACACTATAAGGGTCAGTCTTTCTTTTCTCTCTCAACTCTCTCTATATGAGATTGACCCTTCCTTTACTCTTTAGGTGATAATATGAATTATATTAACATTACTGGTGGTAAAAAATATCAAAGAGATATTGCACTAAAAGTAATTCGTTATATGATTTATGTATTGCTTCCAAAAATAAAAGTCATTGATATTGAAGTTGTTTTCAAAACAATTAAAGAATCTTATGGTTATGCAACACAATTAGACAATAGAGAATTTGAAATCGAGTTAGATAAAAATGTTTCTATTGTAGAATTAGTTGAAACATTATGTCATGAGATGGTTCACATTCGACAATATGTTAGAAAAAAACTAAATGATTCAGGTACTAAATGGGATAATCAACAAATAAATTCAGAAGAAATAGACTATCATGACTTGCCGTGGGAGAAAGAAGCCTATAATTTAGAAGAAAAACTCACACAAATGGTATGGGATAACTATGTTATTTGATAAGTCCTTGATCTTAAACAAATCTTTTTTGGTATTTTGTATTGACAACAAGTCAATTTTCTGTCATAATATTCATATATTAATAAGAAAGAGAGAATATTATGAAAAAAATAACAAAAAAAATGAGTGAACTAGGTGGTTGGATAGGTATGATATTGATTCATAGTGCAACATTACCAACATCAGTTAGTGTAATATTAGGTAAATCAACTAACTTACCACCACTTAACATGGTATTGTTAATATGGACTGGATTGTTCTTATTTTTATTAAGAGCCATTCAGAGAAAAGATACATTATACATTGTATCAAATTCTGTTGGATTTTTCTTCAACACAATTTTATTATCATTAATCGTTTACTAAAGGAGAGAGATATGTTACCAATTATACCAGAAAGACTTATTGGAATAGATAAAAATTTTGTTGCATACAAATATATTGCAGATGCAATTAAGTTGTTAGAACAACAAATTAAAAAAGAATCTGATCCTGAAAAAAAGAAAAATTATATTTTTCAACAATCAGAGTTAGATAAATTTCTTAACAAAGAATTTCCATACTAGGAGTTATCATGTTAAAATTTATTGTAGGTATTTTAATTGGTATCACTATCTCAACAAACTATCCATCTGTTGGTAGTGATTTGGCAAATGTGTTTTATAATCTTTTTAATGAAATAAAAGAAGATTTAGAGATAGAGGAGAATGTATAATGTTTCTAGTAAAAATGGAATTAACATCAATTAAGGGTAAAGAAACTTTTTATCAATATTTTACTATTAGTAGAAAAATTTCTGACGAAGAAATTATTAAAGTAATTTATGATGATAGAGTTACAATGGATTTTGAATCTTATATTCTCAATAATAAATTTAGAATTAATGTTGCAAGGGTTGACAAAGTACATGGCAATGATGTACACTATCTAAATAGATATGGAGTTATAGAGGGTTCAAAAATATGTTAAAAGAATTAATACTATCAACATTGTTGTATACACCTGTTGTAGATTCTGATGACTTGCATAAAGAAATATCTTGCATGACACATAATGTATATCATGAGGCTAGAAATCAAGGAACGGCAGGTAGACTTGCAGTTATGGCTGTAACAATCAATAGAGTAAATGACGAAAGATTTCCAAATACAATTTGTGATGTCGTTTACGAAGGTGAACATAGAAAACACCCAACAGAAGATAGATTGAAACCTATTATTAATAGATGTCAGTTTAGTTGGTATTGTGATGGTTTACCTGACAGTATAAAGTATCCACAAATCTGGCATGAGATTTACACACTTGCAGAAAAAGTAGTTGAAGGTGAATACAGAGTTCCTGACATTACTGATGGTGCAACACATTATCATGCAGATTATGTTTACCCATCTTGGGCAGATACTAAAACAAAAACTATTGAAATACAAGATCATATTTTTTATCGTTGGGAACAAAATACTAAAAAAGATTTTTGAAATATTAATTGAAATGAGAGGTAAGTATGAGTGAATCAAATTGTTACTTTACAAGGTCAAATTATTTTGGGCCAAGAAATAAGTCAGGATATCATTATTATATAACTGAATGTAATTGTAGAAATAAACATGAAATTGGTGAGTTAAATCTTGCTGGAAAAAATTATCTCTACAAAAACAAAAAAGGTAAAATTGTTGTTGGTTATCATTCTTTTACAAATGATGGTGAAGAAAATCCATTATATAAAAAAATTGCAAAAATACAGTATGATGTTTTTAAAAAAATATTTAAAGGTGATAAAAGTTTTTTGGCTACAAAACCTTTTTATGAAAAAGTTGATGAATTAGTTAGAGAGAAGATATGAATTATTTTATATTAGATGAAGATATTAGAAAAGCCGCACAGTATCATTTAGATAAACACATTGTAAAGATGCCTACTGAAACAATGCAGTTACTAGGAACTGCACATAGAATGATTGATGGTAATGTTTATGTCACTTGGAACAAAAGAGGTGCAAGAATGACAAAGTATTATCTTAATGATGGTAGACAAGATATCATTTCTAAATGTGGTCATCACAAACATCCATGTCAAATATGGTTACAAGAATCAGCAGATAACTACGATTGGTTGTTTGAATTTATGTTAGAGTTATGTAAAGAATACACATATCGTTATGGAAAGATTCATGGTGTAGAAAAGAAATCTTATCTATATAAAGATGCACCAAAGAATTTACCTAGAATTGGTTTGACACCATTTAAGATTGCAATACAACATCAAGACATCAAAGACGAATTTGCAATACATAAAAATGTTGTTAAAGCTTACAGAGAATACTATATATTATATAAGAAACATATTGCAAAGTGGACTAAAAGGCAAATACCAAACTGGTTTATACCACAGACATAGGAGAATACTATGAAAGTAATAACTCAAGAGGAAATTTTTAGAAAAGAAATTGCAAGTTTAAATAAACAATATTATGATGCACTCAAACGAATTAAACAGTTAACAAAAGAGAATCATGATTTAAAACACAATATAATTCGTTCAAGGAAGAAAGGAAAAAATGCCGACTTACAAATTTTATGATTCAGAAACAAAAGAAACATTTGAAGACTTTCTATCAATATCTACTAAAGACGAATTGTTAGAAAAGAATCCACACATAAAACAATTACCAACATCTTTTGGTATTGTATCAGGTGTGGGTACAATACAAGGTAAAACTTCCCAAGGATTTAAAGAAGTCTTATCTAAAATATCAGAAGCACATCCTGATAGTCCACTTGCACAATCACATGGTACTAATAAAAGTATTAAAGATATAAAAACTCAAGCAGTTTTAAACAAACATAGAAAGAAATGGAAGAATCAATAACAGAGAGGACAATCGAGATTTACTTCAGCACCCTCAACTAGAGAAAGTAAGCTGTGAAGCCTCTCCGATTATGTCCTCTCTCTTTTTTAAAGGAAGTATAATATAAATGGCAAAAGCAAAAGATATAAAACTAGATCAAATGGTTACAGTTAAACCAATAACTGATAATCAAAAATTAGCATTTGAATCATACGAAGAAGGTAAAAACTTATTTCTGTATGGTGCGGCTGGAACTGGTAAAACATTTGTATCATTGTATCTTGCATTACAAGATGTATTAAGTTATGATAACAATTACGAATGTGTTTATCTGGTTCGTAGTGCAGTACCTACAAGAGAAATAGGATTCTTGCCTGGCGATGAAGAAGATAAAACTGCATTATTTCAGATACCATATCAAAACATGGTACGATTTATGTTTGAACAACCAAACGAAATTGCATTTATGCAGTTATATGATAGATTAAAAAATCAAGGAAGTCTTTATTTTTTGACTACATCATTCTTAAGAGGTATTACATTAGACAATGCAATAATTATTGTAGATGAATGTCAGAATCTAAACTTCCACGAATTGGATTCTATAACAACTAGAGTTGGACAAGACAGTAAAATAATATTCTGTGGAGATTTCTTTCAATCAGATTTAACAAAACAAAGTGATAGAGATGGAATGTCTAGATTTTTAAGAATATTAGAATCAATGGAACAATTTGAAAACATTGAATTTTCAGTTGGCGATATCGTTCGCTCTGGATTTGTAAGAGATTATTTAATTAACAAAATAAAATTAGGAATAGAATAATGGCTAGATTGCGATTTGATAAAAGTGTTTTTGAAACAAGATCAAGATTTAAAAAGACAGGTCAAGGTTCAAGTAGAAGAACATCACTACAAATGATGAATAAAAGTAAAAGAAAAAGTTTTAAAGCTTATAGAGGTCAAGGTAGATAATTTACTTGACAAAACTACAATATATTTGATATAATTTATATAATTTAATAAAGGTGAATACATTATGTTTACACACAAAACATTTGAGTTACAAGATTTACAAACTAAAAACATAGATGGTAAAAGATTCTATGTCACACCAGATGATGAGTATTATCCATCAATCACAACTGTTTTAAGTCCAAGAAAATCTAAAGGTTTACAAGAATGGCGTGATAGAGTCGGTCCTCAAGTTGCATCTTATATTTCAAGAACAGCTGCTAGACGAGGTACACAAGTACATTCTATCTGTGAAGATTTTCTAAACAACAAATCAATTGAACATCATAAAGAAAACTTTCTTGCATGGTGTTTATTCAATCAATTAAAAGAAACCCTTACAAGTCGTATAAATAGTATACACGCACAAGAATGTGCGTTATATAGCACCAAGTACAGGGTCGCAGGTAGAGTTGATTGTATTGCAGAATATAATAATGAGTTATCAATAATTGACTTTAAAACTTCTAGAAGTTCTAGAAATGATGAATACAATTTAGATTATTATTTACAAGCTACTGCATATGCAGAAATGTGGGAAGAAAGAACAGGTCAACCTATCAATCAAATCGTGATTCTTGTAGTAACAGAAAACGGAGAGGTTCAAGAATTTGTAAAAGATAAAACTGAATATATACCACAACTTCTCCAGGCGATTGATGACTTTACTGTACAATGGGAAAAGGAGAAAGTATAATGGGTATGTCCAGAACGCAACAAGCTTTAGAAGAATTAAAAGTTAAAGATATTAATTCCTACGAAGCACTTAAACATCTATGGGTAGATTCTTTTAAAGGTGAATTCAATCATAAAGATGTAGAAGAATTTGTGGAAAAATACAAATTACTTGAACATGATGATATGGAAACAAAACATATCATTGAATCGATTATTAGAAGCATACATGGAGTGGTAGGTGTACAATGAAACTTGAAGAATTAACTGTTATGACACCAAAGAAGTTTTCTATACTAATTGAAGATTTAGTAAAGAAAGATAAAATATCCTACATGGATGCGATTGTTCATTATTGTCAGGTGAAAAAAATGGAGCCAGAGGCAATCAAACCTCTGGTTTCTAAACCTCTTAAAGAAAAACTCGAAGCAGACGCAAGAAGATTAAATTACTTACCAAAAATATCACAACTACCAATTTGAAAAATTATGTACAATATTATGGAGCCGTGGGAAGCATATAAGATTTATCTAGGATTGAAATTACATTTCAATTCAGACTATGACTATCAAAGATATGGTGGTAAATCTAGAGCATCAAAACAATCATTTTTAAATAGAAAAGACAGAAGTTTCTTCGCTCGTGTTGCAAGAAAGTATAAAGATTCTGTTAAAGATTTTTTTATTGCAAATTTTTTAGTAAATCAAAAAGGTTGGATTGGTAACTTTAATGATTTAAATTATACTGAATGGAATAAAAGAAAACAATCTTTAACATATACATTCAATAATGAGATGACTTCACTATGTCAACTTGAAAATAATTTTGATGACATTTTTAAAATAGAAAATAATACACACCCAATAATTATAAAAGAATTTTTAGCGAAACGAGTTAGTATAGAAACATTAATTATTTTACAAGACTTGGTAAACTATATAAAAGATTTTGATAAAAAATTATCTGATGATTTGGTATGGCCAGACATAAGACGATTGATTGTCAAATACTCGGTGTTTTTGAATATTGATATTCAAAAATGTAAGATTAACCTTTTGAAGATTATAAAGGAAAATTTATAATGTCAAATGAAGAAACGATAAGAGAAGCAGGTTTTTATCTTTCCCAAATCGACAAACTTCAAGCTCGTGTCAAGTCATTAGAATTTGACAATGCAGAACTGCAAAAACGAGATGCAGAAGTTACGAAGAAGATTCAGGAATTTACAAAAACTGCTTTCTTCAAGTACAGGAACAAGAGGGGTTGACCCTCTCTTGTTTTTAGAACAAGGATTATTATGACTGCAAAATTAATATCATATTCACAATCACCATTACCCCTTCGCAATAGTAATTACATTGAAGTATATAAACTAATATCTGATTTAGATGAAACACCAACAGACTTAATAGCTTATTGTGCAAGGGTATCAAATCCATCTAATCAAAACAATAAAGAAACAAGTGAAAAACTAATTCGATATTTAATTAAACATAAACATTTCTCACCATTTGAAATGATAAATGTATGTTTAGAAATAGAAACCACAAGAGATATTGCACATCAAATAGTTAGACATAGAAGTTTTACATTTCAAGAATTTAGTCAAAGATATGCAGATTCAACTACTGCATTAGGTTTCACAACTAGAGAAGCAAGACTGCAAGATGACAAGAATAGACAGAACTCTTTATTTTTAGATTTAACTGATGCAAAGAATATGAAGTTAGTAAGAGAATGGGAAGAAATGCAACAACTAGTTATTTCTCAATCAGAAAGAACATACAAGTGGGCTATAGAAAATGGTATTGCAAAAGAACAAGCAAGAGTTGTTCTACCTGAAGGTTTAACAAAGACTAGAATCTATATGAATGGAACTATTCGTTCTTGGATACATTATATAGAATTAAGAAGTGGTCATGGTACACAAAAAGAACACATGGACATTGCAAGAGAATGTGCAGTTGAAGTTGCAAAAGTATTTCCTATGATAAAAGAATTTGTAGAAGAAGATGTTATCAAAACAAAATAATGTTTATGTTTTAGGTAATGGTGAATCAAGAAAAAATATTGATGTAAATCATTTAAGAACACTTGGTAAAGTGTATGGCTGTAACGCAATCTATAGAGATACTAAAGTAGATGTTTTAGTATGTATTGATGATGGTATCAGTCACGAAGTTTATACTTCAGGTTATGCAAAAGATAATATTTGTTATCTAAAAGATTGGTCACCATTACCTGCCGAAATATTAAATAGTTTTGTTCATACTGATATGTTCAAAGACACAGAAGTTATTGAGAACGAAAGAGGTAACAAAGAATCATTTGTATTAAATGGTTGTGATTCAAAAATGTATGACGAACTATTAGATGAAGGTTTGAAACTTGTATCAGATAAAGAAGATTTCAAAGTTAAAATGGGAAAGAAACAAACTTTTATAACATGGTTAGAATTACAAGATAAAGTTAAAGATGTACCAAAAGAATATGAAGGTTGGAGTGCAGGCCCAATCGCAGTAAGAATTGCAGTAGAAAATGAGAAACCTGATAATGTATTTTTATTAGGTTTTGATTTAAAAAGTAATGATGGTAAAATAAACAATCTGTACAAAGGAACAGATAATTATTATCCATCAGATTCAAAAGAAATTTATTCTGGTAATTGGATAAATCAACATTCAGAAAATTTTAAATTATTTCCTGATGTTAATTTTATTCGAGTAGTACCTGATGAAATAAATTCTAATGCAATATCAAGTGAAGTAGATGAATGGAAACAATTTCAAAATATTCGTCATGCAACACTTGACAAATTTGAAAATTTATAGTATTATAAATACTTTTAATATATTATGATTTTGTGAATAAAAAAATAAACATACGATTACATACGGAGAAAAATTATGTCATTTGATACATTACGAAAGTCTAATTCTTTAGACAAATTACTTGCTCAAGTAAAGAAAGACGAAACCCCAACAACAGAAAAAAAGTCTTATGTAGATGAAAGACTGTGGAAACCACAAGTTGATAAAGCTGGTAACGGTTATGCAGTTATAAGATTTTTGCCTGCTGTTGAAGGTGAAGAAGTTCCTTGGGTTCAAGTTTGGAATCATGCATTTCAAGGCCCTACTGGACAATGGTACATTGAGAACTCTCTCACTACTATTAAACAGAAAGACCCTGTATCTGAATACAACACTCAACTTTGGAATTCTGGAGTTGAAAGTGATAAAGAAATTGCAAGAAAGCAAAAAAGAAAATTGCAATACTATGCAAATATCTATGTTGTAGAAGATAAAACAAATCCTCAAAACGAAGGTAAAGTTTTCCTATATAAGTTTGGTAAAAAAATATTTGACAAACTTATGGAAGCTATGCAACCAGAGTTTGATGATGAAACACCAATTAATCCTTTTGACTTTTGGCAAGGTGCGAACTTTAAATTAAAGATTCGTAAAGTAGATGGTTATTGGAACTATGACAAGTCTAGTTTTGATGCACCAACTAAACTGAAAGAAAGTGATGACGAAATCGAAAAGGTTTGGAAGAATCAATATGCACTAAAAGATTTTTTAGATGCAAGTAATTTCAAGTCTTATGATGAGTTAAAGAAAAGGTTAGATGCAGTATTATCTGGAACTACAGTTACTAAAAGAGCTGAACAAATGGTCACAGAAGATTCTGAAGATATACCAACTCTGAAAGAAACTGCACCTAAACAGAAATCTATTGCGAGTGAAGATGATGATGATACTTTAGGTTACTTTGAACAACTTGCAAAAGAGTAAAAACTTCAACCCCAACTGAAGTTTTATGAGACCCTCGAAAGAGGGTCTTTTTTTATTGATTATGAACTAACTCTATATTATCATCATCAGAAAGCTTATCAACTCTTAAAAGATTTACTGGATGAGTAACACTTTGGTCGATATTATTAGTAGTAACAACCATATCACCTTGACCACTAGCACTTCTATCTTTTGCAGATAATTCTTCTACTTCTGCTGTTGCTTGTTGAAGTGTAGGATCATCAGCTGAAAGTCTTTCACCTGATTTAGTAATTCCTGCAAACGCATAAACTTGGTCAGGAATCGCTTCTGATATGGCTCTTTTAACAAATCCAAAAAATCCATCACTATCACCAGATGATGTTGGTAAGATCGCTCTTAAAATCATTCTATAAAAATCTAAATATAAATTACCTACACCTTTAAATAATCTTTTGATAAATCCTAATGGGCCGCTACCTTCTGTTCCATCACCACTAAATGTTTTCACAATATAATCGACTGCATCTTGGAAAAATGA